GAATGGTGCAAACTTCAAGTTGAAGATTCGTAGAGTCGAAGGTTATCAGAACTATGATAAGTCTGAGTTTTCTGCTCCTAGTCCTCTCTTTGATGATGATGACAAGTTGGAGAAAATTTATGAGTCACTTTATGATATCAATGAATTTTCTGCACCAGACAAGTTCAAGTCTTATGATGATTTGAAGAAACGTCTTGATTATGTTCTTGGATTGAATCAACCTAAGAAATCTGTTGTTATAGATGAAGAGTTAGATGATGAAGATACAGGACGTGCTCCATATCAATCGGCAGCACCAACTCCTGAACCAGTAGCAGTTACTCCTTCATCAGAAGATGAAGAAGATGATTCACTGAGTTACTTTTCGAAGTTAGTTAACTCCTAAACAAAAAGACCCCTCTGAGAGGGGTCTTTTTTTATACTCCATATATTCTTGGATTGTATGTCGTCTTTATATCTTTAGAAATATAATCCGAAGATGATTTATTATATCTCATCATGTTTCTCATATCAGTAATGACAACTGATATGTATTCTTTTTTTAGTAATTTTATTCTTCTCTTTTCTTCATTTAATCTTTGTTCATATTCATAATTACTAACAGGAGCAACTGCCTTTTCAGATTGGATTGTTTTTTCCTGCCACGTATCCCCTAATTTATATGTGTATGTGAATGTAAAGTCGGATCCAACTTCTAATCCTTTCTTTAAAAGTAATCTACTAGAGGAATCTCTTAATTCATTTGTTTCATAATGATGAATTGTTGATGCTTGATTTGAATACTTATCCATTATATAATTATTCAAATCATTATTATTTAAAGGCCATTGATGTCTAATATTTGTAATATTATTTGTTAATAGTATTATCCAATCTAATTCTGGATCATCATATATTTTTTTAGCAAGAATGTCTGGTCTTTCTGCTTCTTGGATTTGGTAGTATGTAAATGCAGTAAAGATAGAATCGATATCTGATCTTATCTTTGCTCTTTTAAATAAATTTTTAACTAAAATCCTTTCATCATTTCTACTTGAGTTTGCTAAACGAGAAATGTAGGATATGTTTGGTAGTTCTGCAAAATATGCCATTAGTAACCTACTGAACTATTAGAAACTGGTCTTAAACCAGAGGTTGTTGGTATGAAGTCATTATAATCAGTGTCATATAGAGGTTCTAACTCTTCAAATGAAAGATTCAATGTAATTGAAGTTGGTTGACCTTCTTCATATGCAGACCATTGACCATCAGGTGCATATGAGACAGCAGCAGAAGTACATGCACAAGTTTTTATTCTCATAACACCATCAATTTCTTCTCCATAAGATGATTGGAATTGAACATCAAATATATTTGGTGTTCCTAAGAAGTATGATGCACTACCACTAACGTTATTTTGTTTCTTGACTGCCATTCCTTGTTTGAATGATCTCACGATTTGATTTACAATGGTTGCTTCATCTCTACTTCTGGGACTTAACTTCCATGCGAAACCAAATTTTCTAAGTGTAGGGGCACGTAATAATAATTCTAAATTGCTATTTGGTATTATACCTTTTCCTCTTGCAAGAATTGATTCTGCACTTACATTAAAATTTAACATGTTTAATGCTGCAGAACCAAGCATTGCATTGGCAGCAGTATTCATATTAGGGTTATTGGAAGCATTAGTAAGTTGTGTAGTAATATCTGATATTATCTTTTCTCTATTTTTAATTGCTCCTTTAACTGCATTACCTGCATCACCTAGTGTATTTAATGGAGTTTTGAGGGCATTTAATAGGTTACCTATACTTTCTGTGTTTACAGTATTTGTTACTGCACCTGCAGCTGCAGCAGTTAATGCATTCATTGAATCTGCACCCCAAGAAACCCCATTACTATCTGCTAGATTATTGGGCATTGGTAGTTTAACTATATTAATAATTTCTCCTGCTGGATTTCCTCTCTCAATACCATTTTTAAGTGTTTCCCAAGGATTTGAATCTCCAGAAAAAATATCTCTTTTGGGTGGATTATATTTTCTTTGTGTTATTTTAATATGATCTTGTGAGTTTGCGTATTGTGCATCAATTGGATATTTCATTAATCCAAATGATTTTAGTATGTCATCTGCTAATCCAAATTGTATATCAGTTGTATTGGGTTCCCACCAATTACTATCATCTTCTCTTTCACCAATGACAGTCATTGTCATTGTTCCATCTGCTTCAGTCTCCAAAACGTTTGTTTGTGGTGTACTGGTTTCTATATTTTTAGGTGATACTTTATAATTGTGTGGTAACAATCCTTTTAATTTAGTTTCTGCTACGTTTATTTGAGTATCAGTTAATGTTGATGAATCAAACCCTGCTTTAAAGGATCCATTGGCATAAATTACATCATATGAATTATTACTATCTTGATATTGAGTTCCAATATTTTTTAGTTTTCTTATTTCCCAGTCACCACTTTCACCATTAAAGTATAATGATTTATCACTAGTTATGCTTCCTACTCTTTTGAGAGACATTAGATACTATCCCAAACTTTTTGTAATTCGACCTTTTGACCATATTTATTAACAAAATTCTCAGTTACCAGTTCTGCAACACTTTCCCATTCTTCAGAATCATTGGGTATAATGAATGTATCTCCCATATTAGTAAAGAAATACCTATGTAATGTTTTCTTTGGTAAATTAACACTAACTTTATTTATCAAGCCTTTTGCAACTGCTCCACGATAGTTAGGACTTAGGTAATGTAAATTAGATGCAAGGATCTTATCCTCTTCATATGATTGTATAAATGCGAGTGGTCTTCTATCCCAATGAGGATATTTATCTGGATATGCAGCAGAGTATGAGAAGTAACATAACTCTCCTATCTTTGGGAATCGTATCTCTGCTACTTCAGAAAGTTCTGCATACAATTCATTAGCATACCAGTCAGGATCAGTTCCACCAGACACTTCTGCTTTTGCTCTGATTCTACCACCAATGGTTGCAGTTGCAGCACGAGCAGCATCTCTTTCTTGTCTTTGTTTGAGTGTTTTCCTTGGCATTATTTGATACCTAGATCATCTTCAGTCATAATTTTAAATTCATAATTTCTATCTTTACAATATTCCTTTGCTGCTTTCCATTTTGCTTGATTGATTGCCCATGTTCTTACAGAGTATGCCCACGACTTTGTTCTTTTCTTTGGATTGGTTGGTGGCATCTTTGTTTCTTTCTTTGGTTTAACTTCCACTACCATTGATCTTCTTTTTCCTGATGTATCTTTATATTTCAGAAAGAAATCGGGAAAGTATCTATGCACTTTATTATCTAATGGTGAACGATAAGGAATCCAGAATTCTTCTGACTGCCATTGACTTATACTTTCGGTTAAGTCACAGTAATTCATAAATTTTCTTTCCCAAAGTGACCTGTATATTATGTTAGTTGGGTCTCCTTTATATTTACTAGGGTGTCTTGGGTAATATTTTCCACTATAGGACATACATATATTAGTAGAACTAGGTTAAAAAGTATTTAGATGTCTGTATCCACTGAATCTTTATATATTAATATGAATGATGTAAGCAATATTCTTACGAAGGTTGCAATATCAAGTCAATTTAAAGTATCATTAAATCTCAATAGAAATACGGGTGATCAGGACTTACTTAGTTATTTAACTCGTTGTGGTATATTTGATAGTGTTGATAGTACTGGAGAGAGTTATGATTTTCTTTGTTCCCAAGCAGCTCTACCGAGTTCCCAATTATTTTATGGTGAGGAAAGAGGAAGTCGTCAAGGAACTATAGAAAGGTTTCCTACATTTCGTGTCTATGATATGTTTGGTTTAACTTTTTATGTTGATAGGGATTATAATGTAGTTCGTTTATTTGAAGAGTGGGTTAATTATATTAATCCAATCTATGATACTACTGGAAGATATGAAGGACAAAAGCAAGGTCAATTGAATACTTATAGAGATAGATCTTCTCATTATCGTCTTAGATATCCTGATTCTTATAAGAGAGATATATCTATCACTAAATTTGAAAGAGATCTTGTGAGGAATCCAAATGATCCTAATAGTATATTAAATAATGTTCCACTATTAACATATAGATTTATTGATTGTTTTCCAGAATCTATTAACACAGTTCCTTTAACATATGAAGGAAGTACTGTTTTAGAATTGACAGTAAACTTTATGTTTTTACGTCATACTGTTGAAAAACATTTGTCTGAAGTTTAATGCTAAATAAGACACTGAAGTGTATTAAGAATTATGCCTTTACCAAAAATTTCCACTCCAACTTATGAGTTGGAGTTACCTTCTACTGGTAAGAAAGTAAAGTATCGTCCTTTTTTAGTTAGAGAAGAGAAGGTTCTTATCCTTGCTTTAGAAAGTCAGGATACTAAAAGTATTGCAAATGCTATTAAAAAAATATTAAAGGATTGTATTACTACTAGAGGAGTAAAGATTGAGCAATTACCTACGTTTGATATTGAATATCTATTTTTAAATATTCGTGGAAAATCTATTGGTGAAGCATTAGATTTGGTTGTTACTTGTCCTGATGATAATGAGACTACTGTTCCTGTAAAAGTTTACATTGATGAAATCAATGTTATAAAACCTGAAGGACATAATAAAGATATTGTATTAGATCATGAATTAACTTTGCGTATGAAGTATCCTTCAATGGATGAATTCATTTCAAATAATTTTGAGGTATCAGACAATAAACTTGAAGAGTTAGATCAATCATTTGATGTTATCGCATCATGTATGGAAATGGTTTATAGTAGTGATGATTCATGGGCTACATCTGATTGCACCAAAAAAGAACTTAGAGAATGGCTTGAGAGTTTAAATTCATCTCAATTTAAAGAGATTGAAACTTTCTTTGAGACAATGCCTAAGTTAACTCATACATTAACAGTGACCAATCCAAATACTGAAGTAGAAAGTGAAGTGACATTGGAGGGATTGGGAAATTTTTTCGCTTAAGTATGTCTCATATTGATCTTGAGTCATACTTTAAAATTAATTTTTCTTTGATGCAACACCATAAATACTCATTAACAGAGATTGAAAACATGATGCCGTGGGAAAGAGATATCTATCTCACATTATTAAATCAGTATATTGAAGAAGAGAATGCAAAAATTCAACAACAGAATTCATAAGTAACATGCAGTCTTTTATTAAACCCAATTTATTTTCAAGAACCAAGATGGGAGCAAAGAGTTTCTCATCTGGTGTTAAGAATGTGGGAAGTTCTGTTGTTGGTAGGATGAAGTCTTTATTACCAGCAAAATTAGAGAAATCAGATAGTGAAGATGAGGGAACATTTGTATCTAATTATTTGAAAGTTTTTGGATCAAAGAGAACTGCAAAGTTACTGAGAAGTAATTTGAAAATGATTAGAGATTCATTAGTCAATACCTTTGAAACTGCTAAACTTGTTAAACTTGCATTGGGAGATATTGTAGATGGATTAAAGACTAAAGGCCGAAGTGTTGGAGGTGGTGGAATATTAGGTGGACTTGGTGGAATAGTTGGATTGATAGGTGGTTTGACTGATTTGTTGACTAATCCTATAGTGTTAGCATTGCTTGCAGCAGGATCTTTTCTTGCTTTACTGAATAATCCAAAGTTAAGAGAGGCAGTATTTAAATTCATTGGAGAATCATCCTCCACAATAGTTGGTTACTTGTGGAATAATATAAAGGCTTTACTTCCAAAATGGATAACAGATACTAGAGGAGCTTTCCGAGATAACGTCATTACTGGAGGAGAAGAATATAGTAAGAAACATGATGAATTGGATCAGAGATTGATAGATGCTGGAATGAATACTAAAGGTATAGCTGAGAATAGAAGTAGACAAGAGATGAGAACTAGTAGGCGTGGTGGTAGAACAGAAGAGCAACAAAAAATATTTGAAGAAGTAGAGGCAGAACGTGAAAAAGTTAATTCTTTGAGTAGTGGATTTAATAAAAGAAAGGATGAATCATTGAGAAGTATTAGATTGAGGAGAATGAAAAATATGCCACAGGAACTTAAGGACATGATGAATGATGATCCTTTCAATCCTAAGTTGAGTGCGTATAATAGAGAGACTAGAAGACAAGTTCTTGAAGCAGAAAAAAAGATCAGATTAGAGGAAAATAATAAAATTAAAAATTTGAATAGTATAGAAGTAGATCAGAGCAAACTTATAAGACAGGTTGATGAATTGAGTAAGACA